CGGGGGCGGCGGTGCCATGCCGAAGTTGTAGGTCAACGTGCCCAGCAGCGAGTGCGTACGAATGTCGTGATTGACCGGAGTACCGTCAACCGACATCAGGTCGATGTCATCATGACGGAAATAGCGATACTTAAGGCCGACATCCCAATTGTCGGTAAGCGGAGCGCGGACACCGGCAAGGATCTGCCATGCGAAACCGGTATCGGAATCATCAAGCAAATCCGGATCGTCATCATTTAAGCTGACGTCCAAGCTGGTCCGTGCAACACCGACGCCACCGCCCACGAAGCCCTGCAGGCCATCATCATCGCCAAAGTCGATCAAGCCATTAAGCATGAACGAAAGCGTGTCGAAGTTGACCGCGACATCCTCGTCTTCGTAAGTCACGCCATCGAGCGTAGCGCCGTCATCATCAGCGCCCTTATATGCCGCTTCCGCTTCGAGACGGAACATCCCGAAGTCATAGCCGACGATACCGCCGAAATCATAGCCATAGTCCCAATCGACGGATCCAGCGTTAGCTTCGTCGTCGACAGTCAGATCAGTGTCTTCAGGCAGCATAATGCCGCCATCGAGTTCGATGTACCAAGCGTCATCGCGCGCGAGTGCGGGTGTGGCAAGGGCTGTCGAGGCCATTGCCAATCCGATCACCAGTTTACGCATTAGCGTTTCCCCTTAATTTCCATTCTATTGATCGAGGCCACGGAGGTGACATCTATCCTTTGTTCATATTTCGCGCAAGCACCCCAAGGGTGATGAATCGTTGCATAAACGCATCAGTTTCTTACAGTTTTGCGCAAAAACAGCTGATAGCCGTTCCCTCACGTCATCGATAAACCGCTTTGGAAAGGAAAAGTTCCCGCTACCCGGTTTAGACCGGTGCAAGGATGCCCGCAGTTTGAAGGACGGTCAAAATTCCGGCTATTGCGATCCTTGCCTCCTCATCCACAACATCACCTTGTACAGGCGCTGAGACCTCGATCGAGGTCTGCCAACCGTCTTCAAAATACCGATATTTGCCAATGGATCGATCGAATACGGCCATGCGTTCGGTGGGCTGAGCGAATATCCATTGTCCGTCATTCCAGAATGCCAAGTGCCCATCCTGTCCTGCGAAAGCGCCAGTTGCGCCGTTTGATATGATCCAGCATTGCCCGTTGCTGATCGTGACAGGCGGTTCGGATGCAACTCCCTCGACGAAGGGGTGCATCAGCATATCGCTGAGAACATGTGCCTCGTTGACGTAAAACTCCTTCTGGGCCTGCGCTGCGAAGAGCAGCGGCAGTCCGAAGCGAGGAGTGGACGAGTTAAAACTAATAGGATCGATCACAGCCGTCTCCTTTTGGTTATGAGATAGAAATGATTAGCGGGGGCGACATCGACGATGAGCCGATCTGACGAATTTCCAGGTGTTTGGGGCTTGGCTTGCTTGTCAGTTCTTCCCAAATCTGTTGTGCGAGGATCAGGTTCGTGACGCTCGTCGTCCAAGAGAGCGTATCGCCCGAACCATCACGGAACCGTACCTCATAACTCTCGACAGTTTCCGAAAACGGGACATCAACCTCGTCGAGCCATTGCCAGCCACCACGTGCGCGCCTGACCCAAGTCAGTAGCCGGGCGCCGTCCGTCTGCGCCTTGAGCTGTGCTTTCACCGGCGTAAGGGGACGGAAAAATGAGCCTAGTTCAGCAATTGTCGTAGTGGCGGGCGCCAGATCGCCGTTGCCCAACGCAAGGGCCGTTGCGGTTGGCGCGGAACCTATAGTTGTAACGTCGATCGAACTGAGCGTGCTGTCTAGCAAAGCGAAACCCTCGCCGACTTTGTGATCTGCGATGGCGGTTTCAGTCCCGCCGCGCCCGCGCAGCAATCCCGATATTCGCCAAAGACCTGCACCGAGCGATTCTGCAGAGGCGAATTGGATGAGTTCCTTGCCGACCCGAGTACGATTTGCACCCTGTGCCAACGCGATCATATCTGCCTCTGCCAGCATGAACTTCGGGTCCACGAGTTCGACGACAAGCGAGTTTGCCCTGTCGAACAAATGCGGGCTCGCGGCAGGCAGCGCTGTCGAAACGGTGCCGATCGTGGCACGCGTGCGCGCAGCGGTCCCGGCGGGTTTCAGGGAGCCGTTTCCAATGTCTACGTAAAGGGCCGCACCGTTCCAGCCAGACGACTGTGATGAAACTGCGGCGTATATTTTTCTTTCAGTGCCACTGCCCAAGCCATCCCATGGCAATTCGAAAGCCTGGATGACGCTCTCGCCAACCGGTTCGTCGGTTGCAGGCCTAATAATGCCAGCATCGCCAGAAGCTAGCAGCCCGGTGTTAGCCGTAATGTCTACCGCTTCCAGTTCGAGTTCCACGCCTTCAGCGCGCCATTCCCAGGCGCGTATTTGCCAGACCCCGCGCTCGCCCGCTGGCCTGACAAGCGTACCGCACCGCAGGTCGTCATCGATCGTGGCAATTCGATATGACATGGTTTCGCGAGATTGCTCGCGGGTGTCGGCCATGCGGTCCGCTAGCTGTCTGGCGTGGTTCGCGACCAGGCAGGCCGGAAATTCGATTGTCTCGATCTGTCCCCTGCCGGGCTTGCCGCGACTTCTCTGCAGGCCTGGTTGATAGTCGCGGTCAAGGTCGTAATATCTAACGCCGACTGCGTCAGCATGGTTGTCGATGCGACGTTTGCGCCGCACGCCCGTTTGGCCGGCAAATTCGCCATCCTTGCTCGCAACGGTTGGCGGCAAGTCGGTTACACTCTCACCGGACACGCCAACCGCCGATGTTATGACAAGTTCAGCGCCACCCCCTTGGCAGGAAATCGGGTAAAAATCCTGCAGAAGCGACAGCAGGTTGGCGTCGCTGCCGCCATCGTGCGTGAAGCCTGTCAGTTCCGGAAGGGGCATCGCGCGCACTGCGATATCTTCACCTGGCAGCAACTCGGAAAGACCAAACTCCCCGTCGTCGGCGATAATCTCGAACGTCAGCGCAGGAATCCTGTTCCCGAAGTCTGCCAGTGCGAGATCTTCGAACACGGCATAGGCCAGTCCGCGAAAAGCGGGGCAAGCCGGCCCCATGTCTGCCGCCATGAGTGGATCTTGCGCTTGGTCCTCATCTCCAAGGTATATCCGTAATTTCCCGCCTGCTTTCAGGTCGCCTTCCGATCCCCTGAGCAGGTTCCCATCGGCCCAGACGCGCCCGATGCCCTTGATGTGCCGACTAGCCAACGCAACAGCGCAGGAGATGCTGTAGTTATATGTCGTGATACTGGGCTTGCCCTTGCCACCACCGCTTTTCTCGGAATGCTCGACAAGTTCGGTTGCCCAGATGATGCTGCCAGCCGACCGGACTTTGCCGAAATGGCGGGGAATTGGGGTGCCATAGCTGGACGTCGTGACAGACAGATCCTTCAGTCGCGGACCTTCGTGCTTTGGCGATCCGATAATGGCGGAATCCAGAACCCGCCCCGCGATCGAGCCAATTGCGCCTCCCAAAGGGCCACCAAGGGCCGTCCCGATTGCGGTTAGAACAAGTGTAGCCATTGCGACTTTCCATATGGATCAATCAACGCTCCAGACTTTCAGGATGCGCCAATCGTTGTTGGGTGTGCTGACGAGAACGCGCCGCAATCCGGCGTGCGCATGAACGATGCGGTGTTGACCGAGCGAAACTGCAAGGTGATGCTGGAACCCCTCCAGCCCGTACAGGACGATGTCGTTTCTTGCCGGAGGAAATCTGCTGCTTTTCAGGCCGCTTTGCTCCGCCATTGGCAGGAACGCTTCGATGCCAGACCTATTTCTCAGATCGTACCTGCGCGGCAATGTTGGGGTTAACCCGGCACGTTCCATGGCGGCGCCGATCAGCCCCACGCAATCCAGTCCGATGCCCGGGTCGCGGCCATGCATTCGAAAGGGCACACCCACCATGCCGAGAGCTGCCTCGGCGATTGTCGGCATTCCTAGTGTGCCATTGGATAGCGGGCCAGCAGGTCGTTCCCGGGCAGGAACGGTTCGCCGCGAAAATTCACTGCGTTCGCAAAACGATCGGAGCAGGTGAACCAGCGATGATCGCAGCCTTCGCGCAGCTCTATCCGGTGCCCGACAGCGACGCTGGTGTCGAATATCCTGTTCAGGACGAGTTTGCCGCCGTCGATTGCCGCGACGCTCATCTCAATCCCGGCCTCCTGCCCATCGAGGAAGATGACAGATCCGCCAAGAAATTTACTGACGTCTATCAGGCCAGATACCGCCAGAGCGTTTTCCGCAAGGTAGACAGCATCGACAATCGCTTCCCGTGTGAAGCGAGCGATCGACAGGTTGCATCCCGGACCGCAAAAATGGGCCCTGCATGTCGGGCTTGTCTGCGGGATGCGTTGTCTTGCCAGTACGGATTTTACGGAGCTGAGGTCAGCCGAATAGGTCGGTCCATCCTGCGAAACCGATCCAATCGTGCCTGCATAGATAATGCGGCTTTCCATGGTAGTCCAATCGACGAGACCCATCTCTACGCGTGCGCCGTCAAAGCGACCCATGGCCAGATCAGCAGCGTTGATGGTTTCGTGATCCAGCGCACCGGTAATCTCGGCGCTGTCCGGCTCCAAATCGGAACTCAACCTGACTGCCGAGGGCACCATTCCGGGGGCAGTCAGATGGCGGATATGATCGAAGACCAGATCACGGTCATGACTGGTAAAACCGACCGTCACACCGTCTTGCCTGAATACGCGCCACCAGGTCGCAACACTTTCAAGCTCGGTCGAAAACCAGCGACGCGTCATTGACCTTCTCTCAGCTCCACCAGTTGAACACTGGGCGCTTCACCGGCGGCGACGCCGACGCTGGAAATTTCCAGACGATCGTTTGCGAAGCGAACGGGCACATCGAAAAGGAAACCGGCGCGAACGTCGGCACCCTCGGCTGGCGGCATGTCCAGACGCAGGACGCCATGGTCTTCCAGCGCCCACGCATCGGTTTGGACACCATCGACGCTGACCAGAATGCTCGAAGCGGCAGGCCGGGTGATCCGGCGCCTTTGTGCATCGTGCCCGCTGCCATAGTGCTTGGCCAGTTCGAACGACGTTTCGCTACCGTCACCAATTCCGATCAGTTGATCGAACGGCGTCGGTTCTCCGGTCATCTCGTTGGAGCTGAAATCATAGCTATCGCGCAGGCGGAACCCTCTGGCCGGTCCGCGACGTGCGCGAAAAAACGAAATGAGGGTCCCCAGTTCCGCTTCGGAACGAATGCCCGGGCCGACATCGAAACTGAGGCGTGCGTCCGACCAGACCGTGTTGCGATGCTCATGGCCAGAGGCGGTCATCACGATCGATGTCGAAAACTCGGGCATGACGGTAGAGCCGCGTCCGAGTGCCAGCGGGTAGGGGATGTCATCGAAGGGCTGCATGTCTTCCTCATTTTTCGGAGCCGGCAGGCGCACATATCCGTCGCGCATGATTTGCGGCGACGCCCAGACGAAGCGCCGCTGGATGCCGCGATCGTCCGCCTCGTCCAGACCCCGATCGATCCTTTCCCAGTAGATGGCGGCGTCCTCGGGCAGGAGAACGAACCCGGCCAGGTAGTCCTGAAGCGTCCGGGGGTACCCGAGACGCTTATCGAGCTGTTCATAGGCGTTGTATCGCAGGCCCGATTTACCGGCGGTCAGCCAGTCGTAGTCCTCGATCTGCAGCCGGTCGAATGCCGGCATCGCCCATCCGTGCGGAAGGTTTGCACGCATGGCTTCGGGTGTTTCCGGATCCATGATCGTGGGAACGAAGGCGAGCAGCCTGATGTCGGAAAGGTCAGACCCGGCAACCTGGCGTACAGCGTCAGCAAGACCGGAAGTCGACTCCGACAGCGCCGTTCCTGCCTCGTCCAGCAAGGAGAGTTGGGCGTTGTCCAACGGGGCCTTCAGCGACTGGATCGCAATCGGATTGCCGCCAAAGCGAGCCTTCGCAGCATCGTCGTACAGACAAATTCTGCCATCGCCATATGTCCACCACCACGGCTCTCCGATCTGGAATCTTACCGGCAGACCGGCGGCCTTTAGCAAGGTGGCCGTTTCAGCGCCCACCTTGCGCAAGTATCCCATGGCATTGTCGTTAGCCGGTGACAGCAGATTGGATGGTGGCTCCCATCCGGTCTGGGCCGGGGCACCATCCAGATCGCGCTGTGTCCATGCTTGCGGGCAGTGCATGGCAAGAAGTTCGTAGGAGAGGGATGCTACCGGTTCGAACCCCATGGCCTTGCAACGGGTAAAGTAATCGAGATGCCAGGCACGCGCCGCGACATTCAAAGCAGCAGCGTCGGGATCGACCACGAATTGCTCGCCTCCGGCAGCTTTGAGCCTGAAATAGTGGCTCATGCCCATGTAGTGCACAATCTCGCCGCGATATCCCAAGGCCCGAGCATTGCGTAGAATGCGGGCTGGCGTCTGCGTCCCGCAATCATCGAACGCCGTGCATATCCCCACTCCGTGAGGCGGAACCATTACCGCTCCGGCAGCCAGTACGGCATCCTTGCCATCGGCCCTGATCTCGCTCATCTCGGCCCATCCTTCGACGGGGGTCGCAAGATCTCCACCGTTTGCGGCGTATCCCGGCGGAGCAAGCGAGATAAACATCCGGTCGATGTCGCCTGCGTATACGGGGTCGGCTTCGTACGGCAGGAGGAAACCACCATCCAGCTTCGAAAAGCGGATGTCGATCCGCGCATCGCCGGGCGAACCTTCGGCATAGTTCCACAAGCGGACGTACCACGTTCGTGCGGTGCCGTTTTCGTCACGCCCCTCGATCGTGAGTGTCGGGCCATTCAGCGCGTCGAGCGGGATCACTCCGCCTGATCGCCAGCGGAAAGAGAAAGCGAGCTGGCGATAATCGCGATTTGTATCGTAACTCGTCAACGGATGGTCGAGAGTATCGACGCTATCCCAGATCAGCCCGGCAAGGTCGTTCTTGCGATAGAACACGCAATCCATTCGCAAAGCGTCCGGTGCGGTAGTCGCGACCGCCGCCATCATCGGGCGCGGAAAGTTCACGGTCCAGAAGCGAGGATCGAAACGCTGTATCCATTCGCTGCGCTGGCCGTTGCGGGCTTTCGCCAGCCAGTATGCCATATGCTCGGCCTTTCGCGTGGGGGTGTATCAATAAGCGGAGAGCGCGCGGCGCACCGCGCTGGCGACCTGTCTGCTCGAACGTTGCAGGCTTTCTGCCGAAGACGAGCCGGCGGGCGCGTTAAGGTTGATCGAAACCCTGACATCGCGCCCGCTGCCGCCGTTGCCGGTCTCGATCCGGCCAGAACTCGTCGGCACGAATACCTCCGGGCCGCGCTCTCCGACTAGGTAAGCAGAGCCGGGCGATACGTTTCCGCCCGTCGCCCTGCCGGGCAGGCCCAGCACACCGCCGATCAGGCCGGTCAAGCCACCGCCAAGTAGTCCGCCACCAATCTGCGAAAGCCCTGCCTGAAGCGCCGACGCTGCAATTTCATCGAGTGCGCGCAACGCGGTCCGTTTCAGGTCGTCGAAGCCGAGACTACCCCTGCGCACCGCGCCAAGCAGGCTGGATTCGAGGATGTTGCCCGCCCGACCGAACCCGTCGACCAGGGTTGAATCGAACGTATCCCGCATGCGCTGTATGTCGCTTTCGAAGCCATCCGTGCTGGCACGCACATCGACCATCAGTGTTTCGATATCGCTATCCATTGTCCTGCTCCAAAAGCTGCGTCAGTTCGCTGCGGCTGATGCCCGATGCTTGTCGGGGCCCGTTGGCGGCCTCGATGATTGCACTCACTTCCGCAGGGGTGGCGGCCCAGAATTCGTCCGGCCGCCACCCCAACATCAGCGCGCACTGCCCTGAAAGGCGTGCAGCGCTATCCGCGAAGCGTTGGTATTTCGGCGTCATTCACGCACCCTGCAGCACCTGCTTCAGCACCGCGCGCAACGTCGGCGCGCTGGCGGCAAGGCCCTGTGCAGCAATTGCCTCGCCCACATCGTCGCGGGTGATATCTCCGCGATCGGCAAGGCAGTGCCAGAAAAGACCTGCCATCTCGGCCAGCTTTAGCCGGCCCGAGCCTGCGCGGTCGACGAGTTCGAAGAGTGGTCCAATCTCTTCCTCGGCCGCAACCAGCGCGCCGAATGTGGGACGCAGGCGGCGCTTGCGTCCCTTGATGAAGATCGTGGCCTCTCCGCGTGCAGGGTTCGCTTCCCGCTCGTCGGTCATGCGCTCACCGGCGTGACCGGGCCGGAGCTTTCGAGGCTCATCGTGTAATTGCGTTCGCCATTGAAATCGCCGGCGTAGTCGAGCCGCTGAACCAGGAACCTGCCTTGCATCCGTTCGCCGTCCTCGAAGCTGAGTTCGTAGTCGGCGATGGTTCCCGCCATGGCGTTTGCGCGGATCTGGGTTTCCGCCGCCGAACCGAGGAAAATGCCCGCTGCGCTGACGGAAACCTGCCTTGTGCCGGCACCGGACAGGATTTCGCGCCAGCCGCCGGAATCCTTGGTGGTAACGACGACAGCTTCGCCGGTGATCGACATCTGCGTCGTGCGCAGGCCGGCGACGGTGGTGTAGGTGGTGGGCGATCCGCCGTCGCCGATCTTGAGAAGGAAGGCACTGCCTTTCTGGGCGCTCATCACGCAGTCTCCGATATGTCAGGGTGTTGAAAGCAGGTCAGTTCGCAAGGATGCGGAACCGGAATTCGAGAAGGACCGCGCGAACCGTGCCGCCGCGTTGTTCCGTCCGGGCCCGCAGGAACTGGATGTTGACGATGCGAAAAGCCGGCTGTTGGCGCGGTAACGCCATCACCGCGTCTTCGATATTCGCGACGAGAACCGGGGCCGTCGCCGGATCGTCGCCGCGTGTCTGAAGCTCGACCGCAATGCGAACTTCGCGACCTTCGCCTGTCTTGTGGCTCCAGTCGGCACTGGCACTGGCCACGATCGCCAGCCATGGCAGACTGGCGCGCAAGGGCGCTTCCTCGCTGATCGCATTGAGTTCGCCGTCCAGCACGGGATGGTTCGACAAGTGGTGGAGGAGGGCAGCTCGCAGGCTGATTTCCATGTCGTCTAGTCCTTGTAGCGGGGCGCGAAATCGGGCCAGAGCAAGTCGGCCCGGCGCCAGCGGTTTGCGCGATGACGCCCGGATCTTTCTGCCACTTTGCTGCGCACGGCTGCGGTCAGCAGGCGCGTGAACGCGGCACCGTTCCAGCGGCCCTCGATCATGCGAGCCGCATCCTGCGCCATGGTTGCCACAGCGCGGCAACGGCTCGCGGCGGAGCCGTTTCGGCATTGCCCGTTTCGCGCTGGCGATGGTGATGCGCGGCCAGCCTGATGGCGCCTTGACGCAGAGTGTCGGGAAGAGCGTCCCAACCGGTTGCAAGACCGGCTGTGAAACGAACGGCCACGCGTTTCCCGTTCGTGCCGCCAAGCACGCGAAAACGACCGACGCCATCCGCATCGATATCCAGCTCGTAATCCTCGACGCCGAGCGGATTGCGAGAGCCGTCGACAGCGACCGTCTCGATCCCTGTGATACCGGTGACGGGGCGCGTCGATAGTGTCTGCCAGCCGGTGACGGAAAAAGCGGCCGGGCGGATGGGCCAGGTTTCCTCGCAATCCGTCACTATGGCGCGGACGCCGGTATAAGCCTCGCATATGTCGAGCGAGGCGTTGAGCAGATTGCCGAGCAGCGCGTCTTCGCGCGTGGTATTGATGCCCAGCCACTCCTTCAGCTCGGCAAGGGCCGATGCGGGCAGGGCGGGGGGCGCAAGAACGGCGCGCTTCATATCGTGCTGCCTTTCGAAAGCCGTAAAAAGACAGGAAGCGCCCACACGACGAGGGGAATACCGGGCGAGCGCTTCCTTGAAGGGCGGAAAACGAACGGCAAGGGGCGGGCCGAACGCTTTCCGGCAGGACGTCGCTGACCCTGCGCCTTGCGCTTAGGGTGCGACCGATCCCGACTTGGAGAGGTCGATCAGGCCTCGATCTTCAGAAGCTTGATCGCGTCGCTGTCGAGCACCTGACCACCAATCCGCTTCGTTGCGTAGAAGTGGACGAACGGCTTGTTCGAGAACGGATCGCGCAGGATCGAGGTCGCCGAGCGTTCGGCGATCAGGTAACCGGCGCGGAAGTTGCCGAACGCGATCGGGGTGCTGCCGGCAGCGACGTCGGGCATGTCTTCTGCCTCCACGATCGGATAGCCAAGCAGTCGGTCGGGCTGCCCTTCGATCAGGCCGGGTTGCCACAGGAACGCGCCGTCACTGGTCTTCAGCTTGCGAACCGCAGCCATCGTGGCAGAGTTCATCACCCAGCTCGCACCCTGCCGATGCGATGCCTTCAGGGTGTGGACCAGGTCGATCAGTTTCGCTTCCGGCGCAGTGTCGAAACCGGTTGCGTTGCCAGAACCCACATACTGGACCGAACCGAATGCACGAGCGCCATCGTTGGCGCTCGACTGCGCGGCCTGCAGGAAGCCCATGGGCTGGTTCACGCCGGTGCCGTTGACGAAGGCGGCACCTTCGGCACGGGCGAACTCGGTCGCGATTTCGTCGGCAAGCCATGCTTCCAGATCGAAGCCCGCATCGTCGAGCATCGCCTGGCTGGCTGCCGGATTGGCATAGAGTTCACCCGACGGCGGCGCGATTTCGTGGAAGGTCGGTGTCGCGGTTTCGGGACGCGCTGCCGCTTCGCTGACCCAGCCTGACGACGTGCCATTACCGGTGACGAGCTTGCGATAGCCCGCGCTGCCGGTCTGCACCACCTGCGCGATCTGGCGGATCGGGCTGATGTCCTTGAGCGAACGGGCGATCATCGCGTCCAGTTCACGCGGCACGGCATAGCCACCATCGGTGGGGACCGCGCTGGAAATCGACTTCAGTTCGGTTTCCCGTCCCTGGCGAAGGTAGCTGTTGACGAAGCCCTTTACCTCGGCGCTCAGCATCGGGGTAAGCCCCTGCTGGCCACCTTCGATCACGGGGCGGGCTGCGGCACGGCTCACCTTGTCGAGCCGGGTCTTCACTTCCTCGACATCGCGGCGCAGGCCCTTGATCGATTCCTCGGCGGCGTCCTGACGTGCGACGATGTCGAACGAAGCGTCGAGGCCTTCCATCTTGGTTTCCATATTCATGGGGCAAATTACCTTTCACACATGAAAAAGGCCGCCCCATTCAGGCGGCCGTCGGGATGCTGCATCGATGGGCGAGCAGCCTTGCTTCGCACCCGTCAGGGGCGCGAAATTTCGGGATTTCAGATTACGAAGTGCACGCGCGCACCGCCCTGCATCGGGCGCGTGACGAGGCTGACTTCGAACAGGTCGACTTCGGCCAGTTCCCGGCCTTGCCTGCCGTCATCCAGCGTCGTCTGTTTCAAGGCGCGAGCGCGGTAGCCGAAGGACAGGCCATTGATCTTGCCGTCGCGCAGCATCCGCGCCGCGCCACTTTCCGGATCGTCAACACGGGCAACGACGCGCAAGCCCCGCTCATCCTCGCCGATCCGTTCTACCCAGCCGATCTGCTGATCGGGACGGTGCTGCCACAACAGGGGAATGGCATCGCCCTCGATGCGGCGATCGCGCAGGCTTTTCTCGAAAGCGCCCTTGCAGATCACGTCGCGCCCGGCGTCGACCCGGTCGAACAAGGCCGCGTAACCGGCAAAACGAACGGCATCGAAGCCGGTGGTGAACTTGGTTTCCATATTCATCGAACGAGATCTCCGAAGCCGAACCTGATGGCGATGGCGAAAATGAGTAGGGCGAGAATGCCGCGCACCGCCCAGTCGATGGCCGAGCGCAAGGCGCTGCGCTTGGCATCGCGCCATGCCCGCAGGAGTTCACGCAGTTCGGCAAGGTCGTCGTGCGCGTTCGCATCGTCGAGGCCCATGCGGGTGAGGACACGCGATGCGCCCAGTTCGCTGGCCTCCTCCACCACGGCGCGCAAGGTCACGAAGTCGCCGCCCGAATCCTCGGCCTGCGCCAACAGGCGGGCCAGCAATTCCTCCCGGCTCATCGCTTCGCCCCCTTTGCCTCTGCAGCAGGCTCACTCTGCTCCACGGGCTTTGACGGCAGGCCGAGCATCGCGCGTTTTTCACCGTCGGTGAGGAAGTCCGCATCGCTGACCTGGGACCAGAGCTTTTCCCGGTCTTCGGAAAGGGCTGGCACGCGGTCCAGATCGACGGTCATTTCGACTTCCGGAAACCACGGTGCCAGCCCTTCGCCAATGGCGCTGAGGATCTTGCCCGCCAGCGGCAGCAGGGTCAGTCGCCACAGTGCGCGGTTCGCCTCACGGTAGTTCGAGTAGGTGTTGTCCCCCGGCAGCCCGAGCAACATGGGCGGAACCCCGAAAGCGAGGGCGACGTCGCGGGCTGCGGCACTTTTCAGGGTCGCGAAATCCATGTCTGCGGGCGACATCGATAGCGATTGCCATTTCAGCCCGCCTTCCAGCAGCATCGGTCGCCCCGCATTGCCCGCACCCTGAAATGCCGACGAGAGTTCGGCCTTCAGCCGCTCGAACTGGTCTGTCGTAAGCGTCGCGCCGTCGCCTGCATCGTAGACCAGTGCACCCGATGGCCGCGCTGCGTTTTCCAGCAGGACACGGTTCCATCGCGCGGCGGCATTGTGAATGGCCACAGCCTCGTTCGCGGCGGTGAGGCAGCCGGCGCCGTAATGATCGTCGCCCGGATGGAAGGACCGTATGTGGATGACGTTCGGGTATTGCGCGTCATCCTCGATCGGCAGGCTGACCTGCGTATCGCCGACACGATAGCGGAATGCGACGGGCCAGCCATCATTGCCCGGCTCGATGGCAATCCGTTCGGGCCGTAAGGCAAACAGCTCAACCGGCCGGTTCGACGCATCCTTGATGACCTGGACATAGGCGTTGCCGTGCAGCAGCACTTGCGCGGCAAGCGTTTCGAGCAGCGACTGGCCCGCGCTGGTGTTGGCTACCAGCTTGCGCAGATCCTCGTCCGCGATTTTCAGCGGCGCGCCGGCAACCCCTTCGGCCACCATGCGCACCGCACGCTGGGCTACCGGATTGTCGAGATAGGCGCGATTGACGGCGCTTCGATACTCATAGGGCAGGGCGCCGTTGCCACCGTCGGCAAACAGCCAGGGCGATGCGAACGGCCGCGCCAATTGCGGTCGCTCCGCCGGGGCGGTGCCCTTGAAGGCAGCGCCCAGCGCTTCGAAAAACGACATGGATGTCTCCTGTTACTGGCTAATCCGGCGGGCGCTATTGCACCCAGACCCTGGGCTGCCCGTGCGCGCCCAGCATCAATTCTGACAGTGCCCAGACAAGGGCGTCGGCCCGGTCGGGGGAACGCCCCGGTCCTTGATAGTCACCGCCGGTACCAAGACCGGTCATTTCGTCTTCCAGCGCGGGGAAAGCCCCGACGTGAAAGACACGGCCTGCCTCGTACAAGGCGGCCACGGGCTCGGCGCGGGCGACCTTGCCCTTGCTTGCATGGACAAGCCGCACCGGCAGGTTGACGCTGGCCGCGCGCAACACGCTTTCCACCATCGCACCGCCCTGGTTCGCCTCTGCGATCACCCGGTCCGCGTTCCAGCGTTCGGCTGCATAGGCAACGGCGCGCGCCCAGCGTTCGGGCGTCGGGCGCCGGACGGAGCAGTCCTCAAGCACGTGTGCAAAACCATCCGCACCAAGCCCGGCAACTACGATGCCGCACGCATCGCCGCGGGCACTGGCCGGGGGATCGACGCCAACCACCACGCGGACCAGCACCCCGCCATCCGCGCCGCGGCACCGTTCGAGCAGGCCGCGCGTCCACAGCGCGCCTTCGACATCGATCAGCAGTTCGCCGTCCAGCTCCTGCCTGCCCAGCGCGCTCTGGCCATATTGCCGACGCATGTCCTTCAGGAAACGCGAAGGCAGGTTGCTGGCATTGTCCTCGCTCTTGCCGCGAACGATCACGGTATCTCCGCTGGCATCGCCAGCGATCAGCTTTTTCATCAAAGGCACACTGCGCGGCGTCGTGGTGACGAGCACGCGGGGGCGATCGCCAAGCCGCAGGCCAAGTGCCAGATTGTCCCATGTGCGTTCCGCCCGGTTTCCGGCGTTTTCCCACTTGGCCAGTTCGTCACACCATGCATGCGTATGTTGGGGGCCGCGCAATGTCTCCGGCTCGGCTGCCGAATAAAGGTTTGCGGTTGCGCCGTTCGGGAACGTCAACTTGCGTCGCGATGGTTCGAACGCCGGTCTGAACTTCACCGGACAGCAGGCGAGGATGCCGCTTTCGCCCTCGACCATGACGGCGCGCGCCTCGGGCAATGTCGCGCCGACCAGCGCAATGCGCGCACCGGGATGCGATCTTGCCACGCTCCTGATCCATTCGGACCCGGCCCGTGTCTTGCCGAAGCCGCGCCCTGCACACACCAGCCACAATCGCCAGTCGCTCTCGGGCGGAAGCTGCCGGCTTCGCGCCCATAGTTCCCAGTGATAGCGCAGTTCCTTGCGTTCAGTCTCGTTCAGGGTTTGCAGTATCGAGGTGCGCCGTTCCTCGGAAAGCGACATCAGCCATGACAGCCGCTTTTCGGACGTCACGCCTCCTCGCCGGGTTCGTTATCGATATTGCCCGGTTCCGGCAGGCAGGGGATTGCGGCTTCGCTCTCGGCCGCCTCTCTCATCCGTTCGCGCATCATGTCCAGCTTGGCGTTGATAGACGCGATGATGTCTTCCTCGTCCGCCTCCATCTCCTCCGCGCGCATCTTGCCCACGGATGCGCGGTGTGCCGTCAGCAGGCGAAGGGCAGTGGCATTGTCGAACTTGCGTTTGCGTTTTGCGGCTGGATTATCGCTGTCGCCAAGGCGCAGCCGGCGCAGCAGGTCCATCTCCAGCATGTCATATCCGTGGCAGAGCGCTCCGAACCATGCGCGTGCGAACTCCGGATCGTTCTTGCGGGCGCGATAGACGACCCCCGCATCTATCTTGGCAGCCCGCGCGGCGGCAGAAACGTTCGACGTCTTCGCTAGTGTTTCAAGGAACGTCGCGCGCCAGTCTTCGGACGTGCGTTCGCCTGCGGGGCGTTGCGCCAT